AATTGAAGGGGAATAAATGACACAAAGAGATGATAGCCACGATTTAAGAGATTCTATTAATAGGGACAGAATTTATCAGCAAAAAAAGTTAGAAGGACTTGATAATGCTATAAATAGTCTAATAAAATGGAAGGAAGACCATAAATTTTGTTTAATGGGTGATGAATTGACCGATTTAAACGATATTATAAATGATCTAACTGACAGATTTATAGACTTAAAAGACGAAAACAAACAATAAAGGAAGGAAGGTCAATATGAGTAATTTATCAACTCATGTACAACAACCAAAAGCAAGACCAATGACAAAGGAAGATAAAGAGCATTGGCGGTCTAAAGTCAAAAGACTAATAGACAATCAAAGATCGGATTTAAAAGCGGTCTTTGAAAGTGATATACAAAAGATGAAAGATAAGAAATGGAAATCTTTTTTTAAATCACTAAATCTTGACAATCTTTTTAAAAAGTATCAAACTTCTGCTAAAGAGTATTGGAAGTTTAAAGATGAAAAAGAGAAGGTTGAGAGAGAGTTAAAAAACATAATGTCAAAAGATTATCAAAAACTAAAAGATAAAGTTAATAGATACTCTACTATTAGACAATGGACAGAAGATTATAGTAGTAGAGATTTTGACGATAGCAATGAGAGAGATTATACAGATAAAATTTTAGATTATCTCTCTAAAAGATGTTATGAGGAATGTGAAAAGCAATTTAATCAATCTGTTAAGGGTAAATCAATTAATGATTTAGAACAAACAGAAGAATTGCTAATTGACGCATTACATATCTCTAATAGTGATCCTGCTATTTTAGGTTTAATCAAATACCACTTACAAAAAGCTGGAATATCTAATTTAGGTATATTAGATGTTGATTTATCTAAATTTAAAATGTTATCAAAATAAAATGATTATATACGGCAAGGCGATAAGACATAAAACTTTAATTAGATACTTTAGAATAATTCTAATGTGTGTTTTTTGTTCTATTGCCTTGTTGTTTCTAGGTTGTTCAAAAGTAGAGTTTGATCCTACAACTTTCACTATTAAAAAAATCTTTACAACAAACCAAAATTAATCTTTAACTAATAGCTTTGAAATAGCATTAAGTAAAAAATTTATTTCCTTATTGGCAATAGACCTAACGACAACAAACAATTCTCTCTCTCTATCTGTCATTAAATCTTTCATTCTATTATTCTCATAAGCACTAAACTTTGACCTCATCATTTCCTCATCATATTTAGAAATAACCTCTAGTCCCGATACATTAATCATAGTATCTATTTTTTGACGATCAAACTCATCACCAAATACTTTTTTAAACTTATCATAATCTATTGACATATCTCTCCCCCGCAACATTGTGCTAATTTTAAATTCAATTCTAGCAATTCTTTTTGTGATCCCCATTTTTCAGTAAATTTTTTTGGTGAAGTGTGATAACCCGTTTTGCCTAAATGATGTTCGTAGCATAAACCAATCACCTCATAATTTGAAGACTTTTTTGATAGTCCTCGTTTATCTTTTATATGATGTAATTGACACGGGGATTTAGGAAAACCCATTTTATAACAGATAATACACCCAAATTCTGCGATCCTATTCATGTGTTCTTTTTCATGCTTTGTTTTATTTCCACTCGCCATAAACAAAGTCCTTCTCGTAAAATGTTTTGTTTCCTATCTTCCTCAATGACAAGATATTTTTATTAGCCACAATCATTTCATCCCCAATTTCATCCCCCGAAAAAGACATAACAAATATATGACAATCTTTATCTTTTTTTAATAGATAACCTTCAGTAAAACAAATTTCGGGTTTATCTTTTTCTGCGTCTTTAATAGACTTCCACTCACACGCACTCGCATGATCTTCCCACCAACACTCATATTTATCATAAGTATATAATGGAATATCTTTTATTTTAGATTTTGTTGCCATAATTTTTATACTCTTTCATTTGACTTATTGTTTCAGTTTTCCATTTCTCAAAATTCATTTCTACAAGTTTCTTTTCCCAATTCCATTTGGCCTCTTCCTTTACTGCTTTTGCAAGTTCATCAATATGTGCTTTATATTCATCACTTGCTCGGGCCTCACGATCTTGGGCAACTGCACTATCTAACTTGCCCGTATTAGAATTAATCATAAACTTTTTCATTAATACTGCCAATAATATTTTTCTACCATGTTCTAATCTTGATAGTTCTGCTTTAGCTTTGGCATGGTTTTCGCCAATTTCCCTAATCTTTTGTAATTTCTGTTCTAATACTTCTTCACTCATATTGCCAACTCCCTAACATTTTTTGATTTTGCCATGCGAATATTACAATGTTGAATAAACTTAATGACATCTTTTCCCGTTGATACAGGAAATACTTTTTTAGTATGTGGAAAATGTCCGTACTTTCTTTTGAAAGTCCAACTAGCCCACCCCTCTTTATACCCCTTTTGTTTTGCATAAAAAACTAATTGAGCATAAAAATTCTCTTTGTCTTTTGAGTTTGGTTTCATTTTAGGCATTTCAACTAATCTGCCTTCTTGGATCAAAACTTGTCTTTCTTTTTTTGTTGGAACATGAGAACATTGAGGGCAACTTGCGTCATCCCTAACAGGTTTATAAACTGCATGACATTGAGTACAAGTCAAAGGTTGTTTTTCAACTTTCTCTTTTGTAATCTTCTCTTTTTCTTTTTTGCTTGTTGATTTTAAAGTCCATTGAGGTACATCTTCGGGAAATCCATGTTCATATACACACCCGCTATGATCTATTATTAATGTATCTTCTTTATTAGGATATGGCCTTAAAGTCCTTCCTATCATCTGTAAATACATTGAATAAGATTTTGTTGGTCTTGCAATAATAACACACGATACTTTTGGTTGATCCCACCCTTCTGTCAAGACCATACAATTTGATAATACTTTAATCTCATCATTATCAAGTTTTTGTAATACTTGTTCTCTTTCAATTTCGGGCATTTCCCCGTCTATATGTCCTGCGGGTATTCCATTATGATTAAAAATATTACAAATATATTTACTATGTTTGATACTTGTTGCGAATACTATTGTTGGTCTATTCTCACCATATTTTGTCCAATGACTAACTAAATCACCAACTAATTTTGGTTTATTCATTTTGTTTTCTAATTGCTTTTTGTCATAATCCCCCGCAATCAATCTAACTTTTTGTAAATCGGGAATACTTGGAGCAACTATTTTATTTTTAACTAAATATCCTTGATCTGTTAGTTCTTTTATTGATCCCGCCTCAACTAACTCTTCATAAACATTGCCTAAACCTTTTCCGTCAGTTCTCACGGGTGTTGCGGTTAAACCAATAACAAATGCGTCAGGGTATTGATCTAATAACTTTTTAAAACTATCACTCGTTGATCTATGGGCTTCGTCTAAAAATATAATATGTGCATTTGGTTTAATAAAATCATCCCGTTCAACTCTAGCCGTAAAAGTTTGGATTGATCCTATTTGTACATCTGCAAAAGGATTTGGGGATTTACCCGCCATTAATATTCCATGTGGACAATCAAAAGTAGATAGTTTGTTAGAACATTGCATAACAAGTTCTCTTCTATGTGCCATAAATAAACTAAAATTAAAATTCTTTTTACTCGCCTCAATCATAGAACAAGCAATAATAGTTTTACCACTACCCGTAGGGCTAACAAGTAATACTCTTTTCTTACCTCTTCTAAAATGATACCTAATATCTTCAATAGCTTTCTTTTGATAATCTCTTAATAAATTCATTTTATTCCTTATTTATATAATCTATTCCGTGTTCTTTAATATCAAAAGAAACATAATCATTATCAAATTCATAATAATCATCCATATTATTTTCTGCGTCATCAAATTTAGCTAATTGTTTCTCTACCCAAATCTCAAATTGCTTTCTATTATGTTGTATTTCTTTTATTTTGTCTTTTTTATTTAAACCGCCACTTGTAGCGATATTAAATTTAACATTTATATCATATGTATTACTCATTTTGCCTCTCTTGGTTGATAACGATTAAATATGTCATTTACTTGAAACATTACTTCCCCTTCATCTTCGGGTGGATCACACAATCTCGCAAAAGTTAAGGCCTCATTTTTAAGATAGTCATAACTCTCACCTCTTAATCTGATAGCAATTAACATACGGACTAATTGTTCGTGCCTATCACCTTCCTTTGATCCATACCTTAATGTTCCCGAATACTTGCCTTTATACAAAGAAGGTTTAAAATCAGTTATCTTTTTTCTTTGTGGCCTTTGCAACATTAAACCCTCTTTAATTTCTTTTTGTGTGTATGGTTGTCTATCAATTCTATTAATAACTTTAACGGGATAAGGTGTTTTTGTTTTATTATGATAAAACCCCGCCACTCTCATAACTCTAGGTAAGTCTTTAACTTTAGGATCACTATTAAATTTATTAGCCAAAGCCTCTTGGAATAAACTAAAACTATCTAATATCATATCCTCTACTAACCAATAACAATGATATTTATTGGGACTTGAATTGACTATAATATGTGGTTGTACTTCAAATTTTTGTGGTAAAGGTGATCCGTCAAGATCAATAAATACTGCCCTTACTTTAGTTATATTCTTTGTTGATCTTCCCTCTAAATTTGTTTCATTAACACAAAAGAATATACCCGCACCTTGTTTATTCAATCTACTTAAAGTTTTAAAATGTTGTTTAAGTGATCCGTGTAGTTGTTTTATTAATTTCTTATTTTTAACTTTATCATCAAAAGTTTGGAATGTTATTTTATCACCAAAATATTCCATAAAACTATGATAATGAGATAGTTCCGAATACTCATTCATAACTAACCCATTACCCAACTTTCATAACAATCATCACACATAGGATATTCTTTTTCTGTATCATCTTTTTCTATTAAAATATGAGTTCTTTCTGCCTCTTTATCACAATCTTTCTTTTCGGGATTTATACATTTTTCAATCATAGTTCCCCTTTGTTTCTAAACCCCTTTAATTGATGTTCTACTTGTTTTGCCAATCTTATATTGTCTAATTTAACCTCGTCTAACTCTTTTCTTAATTGACTACTTAACTCTTTATGTGAATTGCTTATTATTTCAAAGTTATCTCTCTCTTCCGAAAGTTTGTTTATCATATCTTCTAGTTCTTTTATTTTTTCTTTACTCATAATTACCTACATATACATCCATAAAAATCACCACTTCCGTCTTTCATTATGTGTTGATTTAAGGGATCACCAACATAATTAGTTAATTTTATTCTTAAAATATCGCAAAGATCAAAACAATCTACTTGGGCAAATAACTTTATATCTCCCAACATTTCTTTTGAAACCTCTACTAAATGATACAATCCGTCATTTAATATTATTAAATCCACTAATCCTCTTTTAATGTTTCAGAAGACCACCTCTTCATTGCTCCTAGTCTTCCTGCTTTTTGTTTTAGTTTTCTATTCTTTTCTTGTTCTTTTCGTTCCTCTTCTGCACTTATACAGATCAATTCAGTTTTACCCGTTTTATCATTCTTTTTTTTGTCAAATAAATGTTCTATTTTAGGCCAAATCTTTTTGATCTTATCTAATCTACAATTACATAATCTACTTAATATTTCCCAATCAAATTCAATAGTCTTACCTCGCCAACAATGACAATATAATAAAATATATGCCCCTTGTTCATCTAAAGACATTTTAAGTCTATTGGGATCACTTATCCAATCACCCGCATAAAATTGGAATGCGGGGGATTGTTCTTGGTTTTCTGATTTTCTCACCTTTTCACCGCCATATAACTAAATTCTTCGGGTGCTAATCTTTTTTGTACTAAACTAATAATATTCCTTGCCTCTAAATTTCTTGCGTATGATCCAAGTTTTCTTATTTCAGTACCTTGTGCCATTTCGCAATCTTTAGCAAGAAATCCCTTGTAGTATTCGTGTACATCACCCTTTTTAGATTGGTGTATAAATTGTTCTAATTCATACTTTTTCTTTTTAACAAAATTCTCAATGACCTCACCTACGGGGTGCCAATCACCATTAGATTTAATCATTTATTCCCCCATGTTAAATATTTAGATCGCCAAAAACGGCCATTGTAAGAAAACCACCCAATATACTTATTGTCTTTATAAACTTTAGGTGGAATAAAATTTCCACCACCTAAATCATATTCATTAATATAAACATTAATTAAATCTCTTAATTTAGATAGTCTTTTGTCCTTTATATTTTTAAGTGATTTAGTTCCCCATAATATAGTATTAGGATTTTGGTCATAATCTATATTTCCACAATTTGTAAGTTTTTTTATTTCATACATTTTGTCCTCTTTCTGTTTCATATTTATTATTAACTTATGTAAATATATATTATTTCCCATTTTAATTGTCAAGGGGATTATTGACTACTATCTTGTTTGAAGTTGTAGGTGTAGGTGTAGTTGTAGGTGAAGGTGAAGGGCTATATTTTGCCAATAGCAAAACGATAGCAAAAACATGGCGGTGCTATAAGAAAATGGTGTAAAATAAGGGCGATTAGAAAACATAACCTAAAGAGAAAGAAAAAAAACTAATCGCCCCTACGGAACAAGACCTTATCTTTTTGGATTTAAGTCCAAATCTGGTCTTATATACTCTATATCAAAATCACCAAGTTTTGCAATCTGATATGCTCTAAATGGTGGAACAACTTTCCATTTAGATACTGCGGGATGTGAAATCCCTAACATTTTTGAGAGTTTTTTACCCCCATATGTATTAACTACCTCTCTTTTCCGTTCTTGTGCTATTTTAAATGTACTAGCCATTATTTAACCCCTCTATTTCATGCTTTAATCCAAGCAAATACCTTGCTTGTTCTCTAGTTTCAATTCCTTCATTGGCCAATTTAAGTATTGCTTCTGCCTTTTTGTAATGATCGGGAATAACACTAGAACGATCAAGATTTATAACCTCTTTAGCTATTCTTTTTTCTTTAGCCGTTAGTTCATCAATCAGTTCATCTAAAATTGTTGCCATAATATTTAAATATATAGACCTTGACTTAACAAAAATCAAGTATTATATTAATAAAAGTTAATAATAAATAATAAAAAAAGCGAGGTAAAATGACTACTATTGTAGCAACAACGGGTACCAATGAGTACCCAAAAGTCCCAACGGGTGTCCATAATGCAAGATGTGTACGAGTAATTGATCTTGGAACACAAAGAAGTGATTATGGTGGAAATATAACATTTAAAAGACAAGTGTTAATTATATGGGAAGTACCCGATCAAATGAGTAATGACCAACCAATGACAATCAGTAAATTCTATACTTTGTCTTTACATGAAAAATCTAATCTAGGTATGGATTTAACTTCATGGCGAGGAAGACCTTTTACTGAACAAGAAAAAGAAGGTTTTGATATAACAAAACTAATTGGTGTCCCTTGTCAAATCAATGTAATGCACAATGATAGTGGTAAAGAAAAAGTATCTAGTGTTATGCCTTTAGGTAAAGACACACAGATACACGAACAATACCACGAAAGCATATCATTTAGCATAGATGACTTTCAGAAAGGCCAAAGAGAGCAATTTAATAAACTCTCGGAAGGTATTAGAAAGATGATATTACGATCTAAAGAATTAGACGGAATAGATACTTCTGATATTGGTGATGAAGGTAATGGAAACGATTTGGGCAAGGTACCATTTTAATGAAATATACTAATGCGTCAAATCTCCCTAAAGCAATAGAGAGGGCGGTGGCCAATGATCCCTATGATAGTAGTGGATCAGATATATCAACTACAAAATTGATAGCCCCGCCTCGTATTAGAGTATTGCAAAATAGGAATTGGGATTTAATTGAAGAGGATATATCCGATAGAGTATTCTCTTTATTAGGGCAATCTGTTCATCATGTTATTGAAAGATCAAAGACTAGAAAAGAAATAGCTGAAAAAAGATTATTTTATAAAGATGATAAGATCACTAATGGTTGGACTTTAAGTGGTCAGTTTGATTTATTAAATAGAGAAGGACATTTAATTGATTTTAAATGTACATCTGCTTGGTCGGTTGTTTCTGCTTTAAGTGAGGGAAAACCCGAATGGGAAAACCAACTTAATGTATTAGACTTCTTATGTAGAAAAAATCCAAAAGAGTTAATCAATTACAAAACTGAAATAAAAGTAAAACGATTATCTATTATGGCTATATTAAGAGATTGGTCTAAATTACGAGTAATGCAATCTGATAACTACCCAAGAAAACAAGTAGTTATGGTGCCTATTCGTAGGTGGACAGAAGATGAACAAGAAAACTATATTAAGGAACGAATAAGAATACACCAAAATGCTGAAAAGGTATCAGAATTGCCTATGTGTACTGCTACTGAAAGGTGGCGGAAAGAAGATAAATATGCCGTTATGAAATCGGGAAGAAAATCTGCTTGGCGATTATTTGATACAAGACAATTAGCATTGGACTTTCTTAAATCTCAAAATATGGTTGAAGGTAAGGGTTGTAGTATTGTTGAACGATTAGGTGAAGATACAAGGTGCAATCATTATTGTAGTGTAAATCAATTTTGTTCTCATTATATGAAAGTTAATTTCTAATGGCTAAAAAAAAAGATAATGTAGTTAGGCCATTTGCTTATACTAAAGATACTTTAATCATGGACTTGCTTCACAGATATGCCAAACGATCAGAAATTGGTATAGCTGAACACGGCAAGACTATGGTTGAGGCGGATAAACCCGTAGATCAATGGATAGAAGACGCACAAGAAGAGGCATGGGACAAAATAGTCTATCTTGAAAAGTTAAAGCGAATACTCAAAAATCTAAATATTAAATAGAACAAACCAAGAACATAGTATATAATCTGTACTATGCTTAAATTCATATTAGTTATACAATTATGCTATGGTGCGAGTGGTGTATGTTTTAACCCAATGACCAATGCTGATTTTATATATGACGACTATAAATCCTGTATTCTTCAAGGATATGATCAAGGCTCAAAATTTATTAATGAACTAGACGAACAAGCCGTTATGAAATCTAAACCTATAATTAGATTTTGGTGTGAGGAAAAAACAATTAATGAAGAGAAAAAGATCAACACATAAAACTCCTAGCACAAAGGATAGTTTAGGGGTAATTTCTTACCAATTATCTGAAATACACAAAGATTTAGCACAAAATAGTAAGGATATAGAGGAATTAAAAAAGCAAGTTAATTTAGGTAAAGGTGGTATTCAAGCCTTCTTTGTGGTAGGCTCGTTTATAGGTTTACTTATAGGAGCAATTAAGTTATTTAAAGGATAAATTATGATTGGATTACTTACAAAAATCTTACCTAGTGGAATTAAATTAGGTATGGAAATAATGAAAAACAAACAGAACACTAAAAGATTAGAAAGTGTTGCTGAAATGAAACATATGGAAAGAATGGCAAATGGTGAGTTAGAATATAAACAAGCCGTTATGACTAATAATCAACAGGGATGGAAAGACGAGTTCGTTTTGCTTTTAGTTTCGGCTCCCGTGATGATCTTAATTTGGTCAATATTTAGTGATGATCCTGCCATAATGGAAAAAGTAGATAAGTTTTTCACACAATTTAATAATATGCCTTTTTGGTATCAAGCCTTGTTTATTGGTGTAGTTTCGGCTATATATGGTCTTAAAGGGGCTGATATTATGAAAAAGCCTAAATAGTATGTATGAAGAATTAAAAGAACGAATTAAAGAACATGAAGGTTTTGTACCTAGAATATATAAAGATAGTCTAGGATTTGCCACAATCGGATTTGGCCACCTTGTAAAAGAAGGTGAACAATGGGAAGAAGGCAAAGAATACACAAAAGAACAATTAGAATATGTCTTTGATACAGATTTTGAAGAGGCTAAAAAAAATGCTTTATCTTTAATTGGTGATATTGAATTAGTTGATGATGCTAAATGTGTCATAATTGAGATGGTTTTCCAATTAGGAATTGGTGGTGTTTCCAAATTTAAAATGATGTGGGAAGCATTATCTAAAGGCGATTACGGAGAAGCCTCTTTTCAAATGATGGATAGCCGTTGGGCTAAACAAACTCCAAAACGAGCAGAAAGTCTTTCGACCATTATGAGAAGTTGCAAAAGTTAATTAACTTTGCTATACACTCTACAATGGTATGTTAGTATTTGAAGAAATAATAATAAACTACGATAAACTAGACAAAGAGATTCCTATTGTCCGTGATGTACATATAGACAAGGGAATTGTAACTTACATTGATCCAAAAGAAAAGTTAAAAAACTTGGAAGAATGTAAAGAAGGAAATTGATATGTACAAAAGGATTTTAGTAATAAGTGATTTACATATACCATATCATCATAAAGATAGCTTTGCTTTCTTACGAGAAATTAAAAAATTATATAAGCCAGACTTCGTGGTTAATATTGGCGACTTACTTGATTTCCATGCTATATCTATGCACGATCACAATCCAGACTTATATTCTGCTGGTGATGAATTAAAACAATCAAGAATTTATATTAAAGAATTAGAATCTTTATTCCCAGAAGTAACGGAAGTAGATTCAAACCATAGTAGTTTAGTATTTAGAAGAGCATTAAAATATGGAATGAGTAAAGAATTTCTAAAAGGTTATGGTGATTTTCTTGGTACTAAAAAATGGAAATGGGTAGATGATCTAACTCTTACAATGTCTAATAAACAAAGATGTTTCTTTACACACGGAAGATCAGCAGATATTTTAAAAGTATCTCAAACAATGGGTATGTCAGCAGTACAAGGCCATTACCATACTAAATTTGTAATATCTTATTGGGCTAATCCCGATAACTTATTCTTTGGTATGAATGTAGGATGTCTTATTAATCAAAAAAGCATGGCCTTTTCTTATGCAAAGAATTTTAAAACTAGATTTATATTAGGATGTGGTATGATAGTAGAAGGCATACCTAGACTAATGCCTATGGTATTAAATAATAAAGGTAATTGGATAGGTAAGTTAGTTTAGAATATCCAAGCTGATATAATAGCAGATACTATACCAACAATAATAACTTTTTTCATACAAGGATCACAAAGTCCTGTTTTATCTTGTACCCATTTAGCTATTGATTTTATTTTTTCCATTTATACTCCTTGTTAAAAAATTAATATTGTAACGAAACTCCTCTTATTCTAGCTTCTTTACTTCCACTAGCTTGATTAGCAAATTCTATTTTGTATTTTAAACTTGTTCCTGCTGTTACACTTAAGTCATTTACTTTTGCCATTTTAATTCCTGAAGCAAAGTCAGGCATAGCTGTCATTGTAGCTGTTGAATAGTTAGAACCACCATCAGCAGAAAGTTTTAAAACTATATCTGTATTTAATGTGTTAGTACCTGCATTGTCTTGATAAGTAATTATAGCACCCATTTTTGAAACACTTGATGGTGCTGTAATATTTGGACAAGTAAAATTACCAGTTGCACTTGCTGTTACATAATTAATGTCAGAAGCATAAGGTGTAAAATTAGAAGTACCAAATAAATTTGTTCCTACTGAAACTCTAAAGTTATCTATATATCCATCCATTGATTGATTTTGTTGTGTTAGCCAACCTAAATCTAAACCATAGTTACTTCCCATTGTAATTTGATTTTCTGGATTTGAACCACTTGCAGTCATAGATTTTTGAGTACCATCAACAAATATTCTCCAAGTATTTGATTGTCTTGTTAGTGCTAAATGAAACCACGCACTATTAGGAATATCTCCTGCACTTCCAATCAATGTATATTGTACTGAAGTTCCATCAGTCATTTGTATAGCTATTTTACTTTCTTGATGTTCGTCAATTCTACACATTAAAGCACCATTTATTCCACCAGTATAATAACCACCAATATCAAATACTGGAGATTCTGAACTATGAGAATCAGAATGATAACACCAACAATCTATTGAAAAATCTTGGTCTGTTGCAATATTTCCTGCTGATATAGTTCCATATCTAGCTTTAGCACCTGCACTAGGAAAGTGAACAGAACCAGTACCATACTTTTTATGACCTGTACTTTGAGTAGCAGTTGTTAATGTTGGTGTAATATCATTAACTGCTTCTTTACAAGCAGTATCGTTACCTTGAATTAAGATTTTTACAGAAGCAGGAGTGCTATCAGTAGTTGAGCTAATAAATTCCAAAGCATCTCTTGATGTATTTGCACCATTAGTATAACCTGTAGCATCTTGGAATACATCAACATACATTGAGTTAGTATTGTAAGCACCTTTGTTTTCGTTAGATGCTTGTCTAATAGCTAAAGTAGAAATATCATTAACAATTTTGTTGTCATCAAAAGATGTTGCGTGTTGAGATACTGCTGAAGCAGGTACTCTAGCATCAGGTATAGAACCTGAGGTTAAATTACTTGCTGAAAGATTAGTTAAATCAACAGCAGGAACATTGTCTAAACTTCCAGATTTTACATCTCCATTTGCATCTAGTAAGTCTGCAATATTTCTAGCTTTTGTCATTTATTTATTTCCTATAATTTGTTGTTGTGTAAATTTTGTAGGCTAGATATTTCTACCTAGCCTTTAAGTATTTTTAAGACCAAACTTCAGTTTCAGTATTC